GCGCGATCTTGAGACCGCGTTCGTCAACGAAACCAGCGATACTGATTAGAGCGTCCTCGAGAGAGGTTTCGTTCAGGTCAGCAGCCGTGGTCGGCTCGTTAGCGAACGTGCTACCGCTTGCCAGCGGGTGATCAGTTGCACAAAGTGCCTTACCGTCGCCACCGGCAAAAGTGCCACCAGTAAACGCGTTATTGAGGATCGACGCCGCCTTAACCTGCTTGGTGTGCGCCATGGACCGTGCAAGCGCACGGGTGTAGCGGCTAGCAAGCCGGTCGTACAGGTTGTCCTCCACCGCTTCCTCGGTCAGCGAGAATGCAAGTGCAACAGTTTCGTGGTTGTAGCGAGCGGTGTACGCTTCACCGGCTTCGTCAAAGGAGATCGCCGATCCCTCCGACTTAGTCGGCGCCGAACCAAAGCCCGAGAGCATAACCTCTTCTTCAAACGCGCGGTCCGAAGATTCAGTTGTGAAAATCTCGGAGTGCTGGTTCTCGTAACGACCGTACTCCATGCCGAACAGGGCGTTGAGACCCGGTTCAAGCTCTTTCGCAAGTTGTGCGCGAGAAATAGCCATAACTCAGACCCCCTTTACACGCCGGTCGTCGAAACAGTACCGCCCGCAATCGCGCCGTTCGGCGAATTGAAGTGGTTGTTCAGACGAACAATGATGCCAACACCAGCCGACGCAAAATCCGAGTTCTCAGGGTCGTCTTGGACGCCCATGATACGCAGGTTCAGCGTGTTGGTAGTGGCGATTGTGTTGAGGTCGAGAGTTGCCGAGGACATGCCTGTAGCGTCTGTACCAGAAGCGCCCGAAGCAAAGTTCGCGTTTGCGAAAACTGCCGCGCGGACTTCCGCCTCGGTGTCTGCACCGGCCACAACATTCGATGTTGCGATCAGGAACAGCTGGTTCGGATCGTCGTACACATACGCCTTCACGGGGAAGTTCGAATCTGCACCAGAACCCGGCCAGTAGTTCGACCAGACTTTTTCACCGGTTGTCGAGGACACGTATTCGCAGCCAGCAAAAGCACCAAGCAAACCAACAGTACCACCAGCGGCCGCGCCGACGATGTCAATGACACCAGCGGCAAGCGGGATCACCGGGGAACCCTGATAGATTGCGTTAGTATTGGCAGCTGCAATACGATACTCGGTCATGCCGGTGCTGTTGGTATTCTGACCCACCTTTCCGATGGGACGAAGACCGAATGCGCCATTGATGTTGGCCATTCTTCAGCTCCTTCAAGCTATTCGGCGTCTTTTCTAGAACCGCCGAAAGATACACGACTTCGCCGATCATTATGAATCGGCATCGAAGGATGTTGCTCCTTCATGAGATCTTGATCGACAGCAGTCATTTGCTCGCGGGTCCGGAGCCCGTAATACTCGGATCGTTCTTTTGCTGTCTCTTTTGGCATGCGACATAGGATGAGGCCACCCTGTCCAATTACCCCTGCGTACTTACCGCTTTCGACCGTGGGGGACGCAAAATCCGGATATTCGTCTGCACGAACCGGCTCCCAGCCCTCACGCAATTTGGCGTGTACGTTGATCTTGTCCTCTTCTCCTCGCATCGCGACTCGAATCCAACGATGGACGTATCCATCAGGTGCATCCGGAGCCGCCAAATGATTAGGCGGAGTCCAAGGTTTTCTGCGCGCTTCTGATTCACGCGTTTTAGTCGATCGTGGTGCTCGTGTGTCTGTCATCTCTTCACTCCTTCACGTACTTGGCGTACTCTTCCAAAGGCACACCCAGCTTTTTCGCGATAGCGATCTGAGAGGGTGACAACCGCACCGTTCTGCGCCCCTTGTTAGTGCTGCGGGATGCCGAAGAAGCTGCCGGGGCGACGGCAGTTCCTGCGCCCGATTTCGTCTTTTTAAACTTATGCGGGAACTCCGCATGAAGGCGACGATCCAACTCAGTGTAATACTCATCGCTGTTTGGGTCAAACCCCTCTTGTTCGACAAGCATTGCGTGTACCCCAAAGGCCGCTGAAGTGAGGATCGGGTCTTCGCCAAACCACTTGTTCTTCTCAGCCCACTGCTGCGCCTTTGGGTCAGGCTTAGCTTGTGCTTGCTGAGGCTGCTGCGCAGGTGCCGGTTGCGCAGCGGCCGCTGGCTGAGCCTGTTCTTGAGGGCGCGAGATGCGGGCTTTGGCCGCGCTGTAGCGTTGTTCGTCACCAGCAAGTTTGTTCAAAGCCTCTTGGGCTTTGAGTAACGCATCGCTGTCGCCCGCCTCATACGCCCGCTTGTACTCAGCAGACCATTGGGATTTTAGGCTTTGAATGCGTTGGCCGAAGTTTTCGATGCTTGTTTTATCAAGCTCAGTGACTCGACTTTTGAGCTTCTTGTTCTCTTCAAGAAGCTTTTCGGCCATACGAACCGCCTCTTGGCGATCTCGCTCTTCCTGCCGATACTTCGTGGTTAACTTCCGAATCCGCTCCTGAACGCCCTTACTATAGCTGTCCAGATCGTCTTCGTCGCTTGATTTGCCTTCTTTGGATTCAGCTTTAACATCCTTTTCGGAGGCCTCAGCTTCTTCCTCTGGCGCATCTACTTCCACCTCAACTTCTTCTGTTTCGACTTCTTCAGCCATTCTGCGTCTCCTCAGACGTGTTTAATATCAGCTGGGTCAGCAATGGTCGCGATAACCTCATCGTCGTTGATGATGCGAACCTCTGCGTCTTCCAGCTTAAACCGCGAACCAGCATATCGACCAATGCAGACCCAATCGCCCTGCTGACACCAAGGTGTTGCATCAGGACCAAATTTGCTGGGGTCTTTATAAGCCAACGGGCCAACTCGAAGAACGTAAGCCACAACCGTAGCCACAGCCTCACGATCTCGAACCTCATCGGGAATATACAACCCCCCAGAGGTCTTTGCTTTACCCTGATACGGCATAAGCAAAATACGCCACCCGGTTGGTTGCGGGAGACGATCAATAGCGTCTTTTTCGACAAGTGTTGGGTCTAAAACCCTGTCCGATTCCTTAACATACGCCTTATCAAGCGATGATGTTTCACCTACGGGAACCGTTTCCGGAAGAGAGAAGCTCTTCAACGTCATCAGATGTATTCTCCAGCAGAGCCTTTATTTCATCTTGCGCGTAGGCGAGGCCCTGTATTTCACCCACAATTGTTTTGTATTCTTCCCAGTTTTTGGGAATCCCGGAACCAAGAGCTGACTTCAACTCATTTTCCCGAGTACGCAACTCCTTATATAAATACTGTGCAAAGTCTACAACGTCCATTAAAAAACATCTCCTTCGGACTCAAAGTCCTCATCGGTAATTGGACCGCCAGAAACCCATTTGTCACAAGTCATCGCAGAAGAGCATACAAACTTGAGCATTTGGCAATACCCTTGCTCCCCGCTTTCGTCCCCAATGCACTCCAGCATTTCTTCGCTTTGGTTGTAAGCACCGCAATTCCCACAAACCTCGGTCAAACGGAAACCGCCATCATCTGCCGGGTCGCGATAACCGTATTCTTCGACTGCCTCAGCTTTATTCTCTTCATTCAATTCCGGATCGCGGGTTGCGCGAGGGCAGCTCGGGCTGTCGTCGTCATCGCCCATCGGCTCTAGAAGATCGATCGGCGTCATTTCACCAAATGTGATTGTAATGCTGGGCATCAGTTTGATCCTCTCTGCTGCATGGCCTGACGTTGGATGTCGATGCGCTCACGATTAACGCGATTGCGCTCATCGGCGATCTCTTCTTGGCTTTCGATGCGAGCCGCAGCGGCTGCGGCTTGCTGATCAATACGAGCCCCTTCCATCTCCATATCCCGAAGATCGGCCATCGCTTTGCGTTCCAGATCCTTTTGCTTAAGATCGACTTCACGCATGCGGATTTGCACAAGTGGATCAGACATCGGGTCTGCTGGGGGCGGGATCATTTCTTGCAGCAACTTCTGCTGTAGCGACAGTGCTTCCATCGACACAAGCTGCTCAAGCTCGTTCGGGTCTTGCATGCCCTGCCTGATCTCTTGGATACGCATCTGGGCTTGCTGTGGATCAATCTGACCCCCCTGAACACCACTCTCAAGCTGAGCGATGAGACCCTCCACCTGCTGGACCACGTTTGCTCTAGCTTGAAGCGAGACGTGCTCGAGAAGGTGGGCGTAAAGAGTACCCATGACCTGCGGAGATGTTGCCACAAGCGGCGTCTTCATGAACATGACGTGCATCTGCATATGCACGTCATGATTCTGATCCGGGAAGGCCTGTAGCAGGTTACCACCGAGCGCACGAGCGTTCTCAACAGCCGGATCAGTAGGTTGGGGCTCTGGAGGTGGCGGAAGAAGCTCCTCGATGTTCTCAACGCCCAGCGCCTCGTACATGCGCCGGTACGCCGTGTGCAAATTGTGCAGCTGAGCC